CTCTGCACAGCATGAGATGTTGCAAAGAAAGTTTCCTGCTGCACATCTGGAGAATGTTGATACAAAGTATCGAACATCCAGAAATGGAGCATGGGCTTTGCAGGATATTACTTTTCCTAGTGTTACACATACCATTGATAATGGTAAGCACAAGACAGAGATAGCCCTGAGAAATATCTCATGGCATTCTGTAGATGGTAGTGCCAGTAACAATGCTGTCTTTGGTGGAATAGATTTCTTCTGTACTAATGGTATGATTACAGGTGAGTTTGATACAGTCAGAAAGAAGAACACCAAGAACTTTGATATGAGAAAGTTCATTGATGAGATAGAGAAGTCAGTGGAAGAGTTCTACGTTTCAATAAGGAAGTATCAGGCATGGGCCAACAGGGATATCTCTCTTGAGGATGCAAAGGGTGTCATAGAGAGCCTTCCCGTAGCTGATAGAAGTAAAGAGAAGCTTCTTAACATCTACCAGCAGGAAGCTACTGACAGAGGAGATACTGTCTGGGCTTTGTATTCTGCCTTTACTAACTACAGCAGTCACACTGATAATGGTTTTGCTGTAAGGCAGACGAAGCATGACCATGAGGCACAGACTATGCTCAATCGTGAATTTGAGGTAGCTAAGTGGGTAGCTACTGAAGAGTTTGTACGTCTTGCAGCATGATAAAATACATAAGGAGAAAGCTAATAGAGTGGATAAATAAAATAGAAAGTAAACTTCCTCCATGTGCTAATGATACCTATCTAACGGGAGGAAAAGAAAAGGAGTAACATGAAGTAAACTTGGCCCCGTAGCTCAGTTGGATTAGAGCAGCGGACTTCTAATCCGCAGGTCACAGGTTCGAGTCCTGTCGGGGTCGCCATTTTAGGAGTAAGCCAGTGAAAATAAGAGAGATGGAAAATAAACTATCTGTCTTTTGTGGTTTTAACACAACATCCAGTTATCATAGAGCTATGGATTTTGCACATGATTTCTATAAGTGTGTCTGTTGCAAACATGAAATGTGTGATGAAACTTTTGAAGATGGTTACTATGAAGAAGTATACTGGGACTTTGCCATGTGTGGTGATTGTATAACTGATTTCTGGATTGAAGAAGATATTCTATCCAGAATAAGTAAAAAGGAGGAAGAAGATGGTAAACAATATCGAGCTTGACATAATGAAGATACTTGATGCACAATTTAGGTTCAATGCTACGTTTAACAAGGAAGTAGAGGAGATCAAAAATGACTTCATTAAGCCCGACACATCAGGCAATAGTGAACAGTCAAACAATGTACAGAAAGAACCTGCATGATGCTGGTAACTATAAGTATGCTGTCATCAAGGCAAGCACCAACATTAAGCTAGGTAAGAAAGTAACCAAAGGGCATCTGAAGGGTGCCAGAATATTTACACTGACATTGGAAGAGAGAGCTACCTGTGACAGTGAGTGTGAGCATTGGCTGGACTGTTATGGTAACAACATGCCCTTTGGTCACAGGTTCAAGGCCAATGATGCTCTGATGGTATCAATCGAACGTGATCTGGATAAGCTGGATGCAAAGGGTAAGCCCTATCTAGTCAGGCTACATATTCTGGGAGACTTCTTTAGTATAGAATATATACTTTTCTGGAGGAGACAGTTAGCTAAGAGAGAGTATCTTAATGTATATGGTTACACTCGTAATCATCCTACTAAACCATTAGGCTATGCTCTGAAGTTAGTACGAAAACAATATGGCAAGAGGTTTGCTGTCAGGTTTAGTAACTATCCAGATGATCCCTTCTCTGCACAGAGTGAGCATGTATCTACAGGTGGTGTAGGTTGTCCTGTGCAGATGAATAGAACGGATAGCTGCGGTACTTGTACTCTCTGTTGGGAGATGGAAGATAAGTCAATCATATTTTATGACCACTAGGAGAAGTAGAATGAAGTATAACGTGGGTATTGATGTGCATGACTATGAAAATCACACTCATGGTCGAAAAGAGATTGCACTCTACGATGAGAATAGAGTAAGTGCAGTAGAGTATGCTATGAATATGGTAAGAGATGCACACCCTCTTGCTACTATTGAATTAGCATACGTTAAGGAGTACGATGCACGTTATATCCTTCCTGTAAAGGATAAAGTTTTATATACCACGTTAATAAAGGAGAAGTAGAATGAAAGAGTATCCAATAATTAATTATATTCCAGATGTAGACCATGCATGGGGAGATGCAGACTATTATTATTCACATGAAGTATTAGTAGTAGTATACAAGAGGAGATCAGATGGTAAACCATACCGAATGGAGATCAAGGAGAAGGCAGATGTTTGATGACTTTGAAAGAGAAGTGTGGAGAGATGCACTTGAAGTAGCCCACAAAAAGGGTTATGCTAGTAGATCAAGAAAGGAAATCATAGATCGTTACTGGTCTGATGAATTAGAAGATGATGACTTTGATTATGAAGAATGTCGTAGACTTGTAGGAGGTACAGCATGAACCCATATGACATAACTGTGAATGATCCTAGAGAACTAAGTTCTGACATTCAGTCTGAAATAATGAGTGAAGCTGATGCAGATTTTATCTGTGAAATTCATATAGATGAGATCAATAGTTGGCTTCGAGAACGAAGTGAAGAATGGATACAAGAATATGCAATCCCAATATAAACTAGAAAATAATCTTGGTATAAATGTTTTAAGTTTATTTGATGGTATGAGTGGAGCACAAATAGCCTTAGAACGAGCAGGAATACCTGTACTTAACTATTTTGCTAGTGAGATAGATAAGTTTGCTATAAAGGTAACACAAAAGAACTATCCAAAGACTATACAAAAGGGAGATGTTAATAGTATAAATAGAAATGGTCTTCCTCCAGATATAGACCTGTTAATAGGAGGTTCTCCATGTCAAGGCTTTAGTGTATCAGGTAAAAGACTTAATTTCGATGATGCAAGAAGTAAACTATTCTTCTCGTATGTAAAACTATTAAAGGAAGTAAATCCTACTTTCTTTCTTTTAGAAAATGTTAAGATGAAAAAAGAATACCAAGATATTATTTCTAATTATCTAGGAGTAGAACCTGTAGAGATTAATAGTAATATAGTTTCTGCACAAAATAGAAAGAGACTTTACTGGACAAACATACCCTTCTCTATGCCAGAGAATAAAAATATATACTTTAAAGATATAATAGAAAAAGGATTTGTAGATAAAGATAAATCTCTTTGTCTTGATGCAAGCTATTTTAAAGGAGGCTCTTTAAAAACATTAATACATAATTACATTGATAAAAGTAGAAGACAAATAGTTTTTGATGAGCCTGTTATTGTGCAAAAACCTAGAGGAGTTAATAAGTTTGGACTAAGAGCATTGAATGGAAAGGTTCCTACTTTATCAAGTAGTTCTTGGCAGACAAATAACTTTATAGTTTACCCAGAAGATGCAACATGGAGAATGCTAACTCCTGTTGAATGTGAGAGATTACAAACTGTTCCTGATAATTATACAGACGTAGCAAGTAAAACACAACGATATAAGATGTTAGGTAATGGATTTACTGTTGATATCATAGCACATATTTTAGAGGGAATGAAATGAAAGAACTGATGCTTCTGCTTCTTGTATGGATAGGAAATAACTCTACTCTGGAAGTAGAACGAGTATTTTTACCAGAAGTTAAGTTTATATCTTCAGCAGAACTACATGAAAAATTTGGTATAGAAGAAAGATGTGATGGTATAAAAATAAAAGCACTATACCATAGAGATAATAAAATAATTTATTTACATGAAGATTGGAATGAATATAATCTTCTGGATAGAAGCTTTCTATTACATGAACTGGTACATCATAGGCAGAAAGAGTCTGAATATATGTGTAGACAAGAGATGGAAGAGGAAGCTTATGAGTTGCAATTTAAATTCTTAAAAGAAAATGCTATCAACAACCCACAAGAAATATTGGATATAAATGATGTCTTCTATGTAATTTTAACTACTTGTGCTGAAATAAAGTAAGGAGTAACGTATCATGTTATTAGAAAAAGCTATCAAAGAATATAAGTTTGAACTTAAAGAAGCAAACAGACGATTAGTTTGGCTTGAAAGATATATCATAGTTTGTAGTATTGTTATTATCTCACTAACTTTGTACCTAATGTTTTCTATATAGAACTATTGAAGGAGTATTCAGATGACTAAAATATTAGCAGATATACAAGAGGACATGATGAGTACACAGATACTTTTATTTGATGAAGGGTTATACGCCAAGTGGCAGAAATTTCACCACAATAACCCACGGGTGTACGAATTATTCAAGAAGTTCACGTTTCAGGCAATTCAAGCTGGACACAAATCCTTTTCAGCAGACGCAATTTGCCATCGGATTAGATGGGAGACGAGTATTGTTACTCTAGAGGAAGAAGTAAACCCTGACACTGGAGGGAAATTAAAAATCTGTAATAATCATGTTGCTTATTACGGACGTAAGTTTATGAAAGACTATCCTGAATATGACGGGTTCTTTCGTACACGGAATACGAAATCAGCTTGAAAGGAACAACTGTGAAAAAGTATACACAAAGACAATGGGATAGAACAGTAGGCTATGGCTCTGTGCCAAAAGAATACAGTATTGAAGTAGAAAGATTAGAACATGAGAATAATGTATTGAGAAAAATGATTTATAGTTTATCTAGTAATACAAAGAAACAGGTAGATGAGTTTATTGCTATAGCTTTAACGGTGGAGAAAAAAGATGGCCCTTAATTCAGTAGAACTTGTACAATTAGCTGCTTTACAATTAGAACTAGAGAGACTAGAATATATAATATGTGATAGATCAGATATAGAATACAATATGATACAAAGATGGCTAAAAAATAGAATTAGAGAACTTAAAAATGATCAATAAAGTAACACCCTATAAAGATATAAGCTGGTATGTTAAGTGGACAGCCAGTTATATTTTAATCATAGCTACAATAATTAATGCAACAGGTATGTATCATACATATGATGTTGCTTTAAGTGCAGTAGGTACTGCTATGTGGGGATATGTTGGTTACAGATGGAATGATAGAGCTTTAATACTAATTAATACCGTAGCTTCTGTAGTGTTGACAGTTGGTTTTATGAGAACAGTATTTGAATGAAAGGAAGTAGCTATGCTAAGAGCTTTGCCAGAAGAGTTTACTATAAAACCATCTGATAATGATGGCCTTGGGCTATTTGCAAATACAGACATTGTTATCTTTCCCACTGCTATTTCTCATATACACCATCCCTTTATCGGGTGGCTTCGTACTGCTGTGGGTGCCTTCATTAATCACAGTGATACTCCTAACTGTGTAGTGAAAGAACATTTGACCACTGTTTATGCCAAGGTAGCAGTTGAAAACTACGACTTGAATAGGTACTTACTAGGTTCTAGATACGGTAATGAAGATGTAATTGAAGTTAAGGTGAGATACTTACTACAGAATACTACTATAAATAAGGGAGATGAGCTTACAATTAAATATGAGGATGTATTATATCATGGACTTGGACCTATTGACTATCCCCGACTTTCTAAGACGCAAGAAGAAGAGAGGCAGACCCAAAAAGAACACGAATTTGTCGGAACCATATGAAAATAAATGGGAAGTATGGGACAAGATTAAACAAGAAAGGTATGGCACTAAGTATAATATTATGTTAGGACATCACTTTCCAAGAATAGGATCAGGTAATAGAATTATATATGTATCAGAGAAAAGAAAGTGGGTACACATAGTAAGTCATTCAGGTAATCCTTATACTACTCAACCTATAAGGACTAAAATACTTAAAAGAAAATGGAATGAAATAAAGAAGTCTCATGAGAGATATGTTGAAAGGAATAAACGATGAACAGTAAAGAAAAAACTTTTGAAGAACACTTTGCCACAACAGAGGAACTATTAGAAAAGGCATTTACAAGTGATAGGCATACTATACATGAGAGTATTAGAGATGACAATAAAGAAACCAATCAGCAAGAATCCTTATGCCAGAATAAGAGAGTGGAAAATCTTCCGTAAGAGAGTTGTACAGTCCAAGAAAAAATATGATCGCAAGAAATCTAGTATTGACATGCGAAAGGAAAAATGGTAATGTCCACAGAACAAACTGTAGTAGAATTTACATTAACCAGTTCAGATTATACCGATCTTTGGCTGAGGTTAAAAAATAAAGATGGTGGAAATACAACATTAAATTTAGTCGAAAAACTTATGCATGATCACTCTAACATACTGAAAGAAATAATTTTATACCCACATATAAAAATTGTTTGGTCTGATGGCATTGGACAGGACACTAATTGGGATGAGACTTATGGAAAAGAAGACAAAGCGAAATAGAAAAGAGTGGAAGTGGAACAAAACAATAAAAAATAAATATACGAAGAGGAAGAAGACTCATTATGCTGAAGATGTTAAACGAGATAGAGATAGTGAAAGAAAGCAGAAATACTTTCAAAGTATGGAGTAAAGTACACCTTTCAATTTTAGAAGAGTGGACCTCTAAAGATTGGAAGAGGTACAAAAAGAATAAGGATACTTATTTTTTACATCCTTATAAATGGACCATGATAGCTGCCGGAAAAACACCAGAAGAAGCGACAGAAAATGCAAAGGATATTATTTCTAGATATAGAAACTGATGGGTTAAATCCCAGTAAAATATTTATTTGTGTAACAAAGGATAAAGAAACTAATAGAGTAACCTACCATACTAGAGCAGATACCTTCAATAAGCTCATTGAAAACTATGACATTCTTGTAGGGCATAATATACTTTCTTTTGATGCTCCTGTTTTAAATAGGTTGTGGCAATCAAGTATAGGTCTTTCTAAAATACAGGATACTTACCTTCTTTCCTGTTTGTTTAATCCTGACAGGGATGGTAGGCATTCACTGGATTCATGGGGCAAAAGATTAGGATTAAATAAGATTGAGTATAATAATTTCTCTCACTTCACATCAGAGATGTTGGAGTACTGTGAGAATGATGTTCATATAACTCACAAAGTTTATGATTTCTTGATGAGTACTGAGAAACGAGATTTCTCTGATAAATCAATAGCTTTGGAGCATAAGATAAGGCACATTCTTAACAAGCAGGAGAGAAAAGGTTTCTATCTTGATACTGAAAAAGCACACAAACTTATGATGGAGGTTACTAATCAGGCATCAGAGATAGAGAGTAGTGTATTAAGTAAAGTACCTTTAAAAGCTAAATTAATAAAAGAAATAGTACCTAAGATTAAGAAGGATGGTACACGTTCTAATGTAGGACTAAAGAATTATGATAGTGCTAACATAGTTGGTCCTTTCTCTGCCTTTGAGTATGAGAAGTTTAATCTTGCATCACCCAAGCAAATCATTGAGAGACTAAATCAGTATGGCTGGAAGCCTGTTGAGTTTACACCCAAAGGCTCACCTAAGATCAGTGAGAAAAACCTAGAGACTATCTCTTCTTCTGCACCAGAGGAGATCAAGAGGCTGGCAGAGTGGAAGATGCTGAAGACTAGAGCCAAGACTATCGAAAGCTGGTTGGATGTAGTAGATGAGAATAGTAGAGTTCATGGTAAGGTAATAACGATGGGTGCTGTGACAGGACGTATGGTTCATGCAGACCCTAACATGGCTAACATCGTGGCTAACTATAAACCATATGGTAGTGAGTCTCGTTCATGCTGGACTGTCCCAGATGATAAGCATGTTCTTGTAGGTATGGATGCTAAAGGTTTAGAGCTTAGAATGCTGGCTCATTATATGAAGGATGAAAAATATATTCATGAGGTATTAGAGGGTGATCCTCATACTTATAATCAGGAACTGGCAGGTTTACCTACTCGTAATGCAGCTAAGACTTTTATATATGCTTTTATCTATGGTGCAGGTAATCAGAAAATAGGTTCTATCGTAAATGGATCAGCACATGATGGTAAGAATTTACGAAATAAGTTTCTATCTAATCTTCCAAGGCTTGACAACCTCATACAAAGTGTGCAACAACATGCCTCTAGAGGTTATATTAGAGGTATAGATGGAAGAAGAATATTAATCAGGCGTTCTCATGCTGCTCTGAATACTTTACTACAGGGTGGTGGAGCGATATGTTGTAAACAGTGGTCTATATTTCTTGATGAAGAGATACAACGAAGAAAACTAAGAGCGTATCTCGTAAATACAATTCATGATGAACAACAATATGAAGTTCATGTAGATGATGCAGAGGAGTTAGTTAGTATAGCTGATCCCTGTATGATTCGAGTATCAAATTTCTTTCAGATGAATATTCCTCTTAACGCAGATGCAAAGATAGGAAGAACATGGCAGGAAACTCACTAGGTAAAACTAAAAAGTTTGATCGAAACTTATATGATAGATCAGATGGTAAATCTAAAAGTGCTATATCAAAATATCTACGATCTAAAAAGCATATAATAACTAATGTCGTAGAAAAATATTCTTGTGACATAGAAAGTATGTCAGAGGATGGGACGCTTTGCTTTTCTGAAACTGAAATTAAGTATTCATGGAAGGGAGAGTGGCCTGAATCTTGGAAAGACGTAAGAATACCTTATCGTAAAAAAAAGCTTCTTGAAAAAATAGAAAAGAATCTTACATTTTATGTATTAAGAGCCGACTGTAAGGAGGCTTGGGTTATTACTGATAGTGCATTAAAGAAGTATGCAGAAACAGTAGAGATACCCAACAGGTATGTACCAGAAGGAGAAAAATTCTATTCTATACCTGTCGATAAGATACATAAAATAACTTTAAAATGAGGAGGTTATTATGGAAGAGTTTGAAACTATGACTGAAGAAGCTTTGAAGATTACTATTGAAGACTTGACTGTTCAACTTTCACAAGCTAAAAGAGCTTACCGTGATAAGAGACTTGCTGGTGTAAAGCTGGCAGTAGAGGCTCGTAAACAAGCAGATGAAGAACTGTCAGATGAACTTCGTAAACTAGGTGTAAATTACAGGTCAACAAGTAATGTCTTTTCACCCTTGACATATAGGTTCTAATGTGTTTGACTATATTCAATGGTTAAATACTATTGAAGAGGAACCGGAGCTTGATGGTGCAGGAAAACTATTAGCTCCGGTTTTCTACGAGTTACTATATGATCGAAAAGTTAAAACACTATACGAATGGTGTTGTGGTCCTTCATGGATAGGTTTGTGGTTATTAGAACAGGGGATATGTGAAGAGTTAGTTGTATCTGACATTAATCCTAAAGCTATTGACTGTGTTAGAAGAACTATAAGCAAACACAATTATCCTGTTCGTTCTTATCTGAGTGATAACCTTAAAGATATACCTGAATATGAGAAGTTTGATATTATAGTTGCTAATCCTCCTAATTATATGAATATACAGGAAAGTCATCCAATGGGTTTTCTAAGACATGATCTCAGACCATCAGATATTGACTGGAAAATTCACATAGACTTCTATAATAATATAGGAAATTATATGCATACGGAAAGTAATATGTATATATCAGAGGTTGAACCTTACAAAAAAGAAGTATGGTTGATGAATCAGCTTTATGATAAAAGAAAAACAGAACCTATTAAAGATTTTAAAGAAATGCTATTTAAAAATAATTTAAAATTAAATCATATAGAAAGATATATGATGAACCAAGAGAATGATCTTCCTATTGAAATGGCACTACTAGATATTTCTCTTGACAATAGTAATTAAGCGTAGTATAGTAGTATATTATTAACTCAACATAAGGAGACTAACATGATGGCTGCACAGAAAGAAACTGCGATTATTTCAGGCAAAGCTTATTGGACTAAACTCAATCGTAAGGATGAGTACTCTGATAAGTACCAAATGGACATTGGTGATCTTTCTGACAAGAGTAAGGAAGTTCTAGCTTCTCATGGAGTTATGTTAAAGAACAAGGACGATGACCGTGGCGAATTTGTTACCGCCAAGACTAGGTATACTGTTCCTGTTATGGACTCCAATAAGCAAGTTATGGATCAAAATACTCTTATTGGTAATGGTAGTAGTGTAAAGGTGAAGGTAGCGTTCAATAAGAACCATGCCTTTGTTGACAAGTATGGTACTTCTCTGTATCTTAATAAGGTACAAGTTACAGACTTGGTACAGTATGGTGGTAAGGATGAGTTTGATGATGAGGATGAAGAACTCTAGTTAAACCATTTAGTTTAGGGCTTGTGATGGGCGATAGTAATTTCGGAAATGCTCGTATGATCAAGGAGCATAGTGGGCGAGGGAGTGGGCAGCTATGCACATATCTACTTTAGTACAAGACATCTATGATAGAGTTGCATCTAACAAGAGAGTCTCTAGAGATAATCTAGAGGCTTTCTTGGAGGGTGTTTCTAATTCTATTATACAACACTTAGAGGAAGAAAGGAGGACATCTAATGAAAAGCGTATTAGAATGTCTTCAATCGGTAAACCAGACCGTAAAATCTGGATGGAACTTAACGGTCCAGAAATGGAAAGATCGTATCAACCATCTACACTCATCAAGTTCCTCTATGGTTCAATCATTGAAGAACTGGTTCTCTTCTTGGCAAAAGAAGCTGGTCATTCAGTACAGGAACCTCAAAAGCAACTTGAGCTTGAAGGAATAAAAGGTCATATCGATTGTAAGATTGATGATGAAGTAGTAGATATTAAATCTGCTAGTGATTTCGCATTTCGTAAATTCAAGACAGGCTCAATAGAAACTGACGATCCTTTTGGTTACATAGCACAGATAAGTGCCTATGCAGAAGCAGAAGGAAAGGATTGTGGCTATCTTCTAGCCATGAATAAAGTTTCTGGAGAGCTTGTTTTACATGAGCTAGATGATTTCTCATTAATTAATGCTAGTCAACGTATTAAAGATGTGAAAGCAATCTCTGCTAGTCCTGACATGCCTGACCTATGTTATCAACCAGTAGCAGAAGGTAAGTCAGGTAACATAAAGCTTGCTAGAGATTGTGTATACTGTCCTTATAAGTGGACTTGCTTTCCTGATATGAGAGTGTTTAGATATCACGATGGATTTAAATATCTAACGACAATAGAGAAAGAACCTAATGTACCAGAAGTAACTGAAAGTGTAAGGGATTAAATATGATACATGAAATTACGGTAACTCAATGTAATATATTTACATTGGATGATGATGATCAGGATATAATAAACTATACAAATAAAGGAGGTACTCTTAAAGAGTATATTACAGAGAATTGTATTTGGGAGGAAACTTTAGGTACATACTATTTTGAAATAGACGTTGAGGAAAAAGATTAAGCCCTGCCAGTGGCTCCCGACTACTCTCCGAAGGCGTGAGGTGGCGTGAAGAAATCGGGTTACTGGTATTTCAATAATAAGAGGTAGAATGGTATGTCTCATTTTGTAAGGCACGAGCCTTGCCCTGAGTGTGGTAGTAAAAATAACGTAGGAGTATATTCAAACGGATACAAAGAATGTTATACTGATGATTGTGATTATAAAGTAAATCCTAATTCAAACTATGAGGAAGAAGAATATACTATGACAACAACAAGACCTGTCAGTACGGGAACGATAGGAGCAATTCCTGACCGTAAGATTGAAGAGGATACTTGTAGGCGATATGGAGCTATGCTCAATGGAACAAAGCACTTCTATCCCTACTACAACAAAGAAGGAGAGCATGTAGCTAATAAGGTTAGAAACACAGATAACAAGACTTTCTTTTCTGAAGGTAACATCAAAGGTGCTATGCTGTTTGGACAGAAAGCATTTCAAGAGGGAGGCAAGTATGTAACAATCTGTGAAGGTGAAGTGGATGCCATGTCTGCTTATCAACTACTAGGTAGCAAGTGGCCCGTAGTATCTATTCGTAATGGTGCTGCATCTGCTGCCAAGGATATTACAGATAACTATGATTTTCTGACATCCTTTGATCAGATCGTTATCTGTTTTGATAATGATGATGCTGGACGTAAAGCATCTGCTAAAGTAGCAGAGATGCTGTCACCCAAAGCAAAGGTGATGTCTCTTCAGTACAAAGATGCTAACGAGTACCTTCTTAATAATAAGAAGAATATGTTTGTGCAGGATTGGTGGGCTGCTAAGACTTACACACCAGACGGTATTATCTCTGGTAATGAGATGTGGGATACTATCGTTGAGGGTGCTACAGAAGCTGCCATTAACTACCCTTATCAGGGACTACAGGACTTGACCTATGGCATACGCATGGGAGAGCTTGTTACTGTTACGGCAGGTTCTGGTCTAGGCAAGTCTCAGTTTCTACGAGAGCTTATCTATCATGTCTTTAAGAATACAAATGACAATATAGGCATGATGTTCATGGAGGAGTCGGTAAAGAGAAGTGGTCTTGCCTTCATGAGCCTTGAGGCTAACAAGTGCCTACATCTTCCATCAGAGTTCTCATCTGTGAGTGATGAAGACTTGAAGAGGTACTTTGATAACACACTAGGTACTGGAAGGTTATTCTTCTATGACCACTTTGGATCAAATGCTATTGATTCTATCCTTAACAGGATCAGGTACTTTGCCAAGGCTCTAGACTGTAAATATGTAGTCTTAGATCATATCAGTATCATAGTCTCAGATCAGAATGTAGCTGATGAACGTAGAGCACTTGATGAGATCATGACTAAGATGCGTACTGTTGTACAGGAGCTTGACATTGCTCTGCTTATTGTATCTCATCTTCGTAGGCCAATGTCTACAGGTCATGAAGAGGGTGCTGCTACATCTCTGTCTCAACTCAGAGGCTCTGCCAGTATAGGCCAGCTATCCGATATCGTTATTGGACTAGAAAGAAATGGTCAGCATGAAGATGAAATAGAGAGACATACTACTACTGTGCGAGTTATAAAGAACAGGTTCTCTGGCTTGACAGGACCAGCTTGCAGAGTGTATTATAGTCGTGAATCTGGAAGACTCACAGAAGTACATGAAGAGTTTGAAGAACTTGAATAATGCATTGGGTATATAAAAGAAAACCTTTTGTTCCTGATCTTTATAAGTTTGGTTTTGTATACAGAATCACAAACAAGAAAACCAAGAAGGCTTATATAGGTTGTAAACAATATTATATTGGAGCCAAGAAAAAGAAGCCTTCTGGTTGGGAAACATATACAGGTTCTTCAAAGCACCTTAATTCTGACATGGGTAAGCTTGGTAAAAAACATTTTACATTTCAGATAATAGGAGAGTATGAAAACAAACGAAGCTTGAAGTATTATGAATGCTTTTATCAAATGAAATATAAAGTTCTTACTGCTGTTCTTGAAGGAACAGATGAGCCAGCTTATTATAATAATTTTGTGGGTGGTAAATTTTACAGACCAATAAGAGAAGAGGAATAATAATGCCTATAGTTCTTCAATTAAGAGTGCATGAAAAAGATATTGACATAAACAATAAAGTATGGTACATAAAGCCTATTCATGAAAAACAAAAGATACCTGATAAAAATGTAGTTACTATACGAATTAAGAAAAGTCTTACAACTCATTGGTCTGATTTAAATTTTAATGAAAACTCAGAAAAAATAACGGAGGATATTAGTAAAATAACATCATTACTTGCTGCACATAGTATAGTTGTTCTTCCTCTAGAGGAGATTACAGCAGAGCTTGCAGAGATGGAAGAGCATTGTCCTAAAACCAAGAAGTTCTTGGAAAAACAAATCGAAAGGTTAATGAAATATGGGAATTAAACAAAAAGATTTTATGTCTTTTATAGGTTTGTCTGAAGAAGACTATGATCCTTATAAAGAACGATTAATTCTTATGATTGAAGAATCAGATAATGATGAAGAGTTCGTAGTTCAAATCTTTGATATTTCAAAAGATGAAAAAGAAATATCTTTGATAAAAGAAATAGGATATGGAGTACTACAAAACCTCTATGATGAAGAATTTGTGAATGCTATAAGAGATTCTGGAAAATATGCTTTCAATGCAAAGTATCCTTCTTCTTCTTCCTCTGAATTTGAATTTGAACATGGAGAAAATGTAATTGAATTTAAGAAGTTACATTAATTGGCTAACCTACTAGGAGTTCTATACAGTATGTCGGATAATATCAACCACCCACCTCACTACAATAGAGGGAATATAGAAACAATAGATATGATAAAAAATTCTATGTCTCCTTCAGAATTTGAAGGATACCTACAAGGAAATGTTATTAAGTATATCTCTAGATACAGATATAAAGGAACTGCTCTGGAAGATTTACAAAAAGCACAGTGGTATATAAATAGATTAATAAAAGAAGTAGAAGACTTTTTGAATAAAGATACTTTTAAAGATTTAGGTATAGACTATAGACCTAGTGATACTGAATGATACATATGAAAACTGAAACCATTCAAGATAAATTACATTCTTTTCATAAAGCCTTTGGTCATCCGACAGATGAAGAGTATATTACTGGTGGTAATAATACTACAAAAGCTTTACGAGTACGACTATTACATGAAGAGTTTACTGAAGTTACAACAGCTATATCATACAAACAAAATAAAGCAGCTATACTAAAAGAGCTTTGTGATCTAGTATATGTAGCTGTAGGATTTGCTGATACATTTGGCTGGAACTTTGATGTAGCATTTAACAGAGTACATACATCTAATATGTCAAAGCTTGGAGAGAATGGTAAGCCTATCTATAGAGAAGATGGTAAGATCATGAAGTCAAGTATGTATAAAGAACCATACCTAGAGGACTTAGTATGAAAAATTTTACATACTTACCTAGAAAAAGAAAAGTAAGAAGATTTAAACCTAAACACCTACGACACAGAAAAAAACTTGGACCTAAATCATGCAGGAGAATAAGACAATGAACTTGAGTACTGAATTAATTAATGCTATTTTAAATTATCTTTCTAAAAAACCTTTTAACGAAGTAAATGGTTTAGTAGGACAACTTATGTTGGAAGTTAGAAAATCACAGGAAGAAAGCCAACAAGAGATGTCTTTTTCTATAGAAGAACCAAGTACTCCTTCCAACACTAATAAAAAGGATACCAAAAAGAATGCTGCCGACTAACTATCAATCGTTTATACATCAATCCAGATATAGCCGTTGGTTAGAAGGAGAAGAACGAAGAGAGACATGGGAAGAAACTGTTACTCGACTTCTTAATTTCTATAGAAGTTTTATCAAGGAGAAACATGGTTATAACATGTCTAAAGAATTATTTACTGACCTGTATGTAGCTATGGTCACACTCAAGATCATGCCTTCCATGAGAGCCATGATGACTGCTGGCCCTGCACTGGAACGTAATCATATTGCTGCATACAACTGCTCGTATCTGCCCGTAGATAGTCCTAGAGCCTTTGATGAGTGCCTCTACATTCTTATGCACGGTACAGGTGTAGGTTTCTCTGTTGAACGTCAGTATGTAAATCAGCTTCCTCCAGTTCCTGATTCAGTTGAAGATAGTGAAACCACTATCATCGTACAGGATAGCAAAGAGGGTTGGTTTCGAGGCTTCAAGGAGCTTATTAATCTACTTTATGCTGGTATGTTACCTAAGTGGGATATGTCAAAGCTACGACCTGCTGGTGCCAAGCTCAAGACCTTTGGTGGTAGAGCCAGTGGACCAGAGCCTCTTGATGATCTGTTCACATTTTCTTGTAATCTATTTAAGAAAGCCGCTGGCCGTAGGTTGTCCAGTATTGAATGTCATGACCTCATGTGCAAGATAGCTGATGTAGTGGTAGTTGGTGGAGTTCGTAGGTCTGCTCTGATCAGCCTGTCTAATCTATCTGATGATCGTATGAGACATGCTAAGTCTGGATCATGGTGGGAGACAGAGCCTCATCGTGCTCTGGCTAACAACTCTGTATGCTACACAGACGGATCAGCAGACATGGGATCATTCATGAGAGAATGGACAGCCCTCTATGAGAGCAAGTCTGGTGAACGTGGTATCTTTAATCGTCAGGCTGCACAGCAACAAGCTGCTAAGTATGGACGTAGAGACTCCTCTATTGACTATGGTACGAACCCCTGTTCTGAGATTATTCTACGACCAAAGCAATTCTGTAATCTTTCAGAGGTTGTAATAAGAGCAGAGGATACACCAGAAACTCTACAAAGAAAGGTAGAGCTTGCTACCATACTAGGAACCATACAGTCCTGCTTCACAGACTTTAAGGGTCTAAGCAGACAATGGGTTCGTAATACAGAAGAAGAGAGATTGCTTGGTGTATCTCTGACAGGTATACTTGATAACAAGATGATGGCTAATCAAACAAATGATAACCTATCTGTTCTTCTATCCAACCTGAGACTGATTGCTGTAAATACAAATAGAAAGTGGTCTAAGTATCTAGGCATTGAGCCTTCTGCTGCTATCACCTGTGTTAAGCCTTCTGGTACTGTTAGCCAGCTAGTAGATGCTGCCAGTGGTATTCATCCTAGACACTCTGAATATTATATTCGTACTGTAAGAGCAGATAAGAAAGACCCTCTGACAAAGTTTATGACAGAGAAGGGCTTTCCTGTAGAGGATGAACTACTCAAGCCACAGTCCATGTCAGTGTTCAGCTTTCCTGTAAAGGCTCCTAAAGGAGCTTTGACAAGAGACAAGCTATCTGCTATAGATCATCTAAAGATATGGCAGGTGTATTCTGATCATTGGTGTGAGCATAAGCCTTCCATTACTGTATCTGTACAGGAGAATGAATGGATGGAAGTTGGTGCATATGTACATAAGAACTTCAGTCATATGTCAGGCATAAGCTTTCTGCCTATGAGTGAACATACTTACAAGCAAGCACCCTATCAGGATTCAACTAGGGCAGAATATGAAAGTCTTCTAAAGAAAATGCCAGAGAATATTGATTGGAATACTTTATCTGAGTATGAAGAAGATGATAATACTCATGGTAGTCAGACTTTGAATTGTACAGGTGATGTATGTGAAATTGTAGACCTTGTACAATGATGAATAAATTTGCTACTATATCTTTAGTTCTCTTTCTAGGAGGATGTAATGTATCCTTTTGTTTTCCTCCTTTCTTGTTTGAAAAAGAAATTATGGTACATCTTGAAGATGAGTAATGAAATAGAAAGACTAGTGTTAGAAAATAACATAAGAATTTTAGAAGGCAACGTAAGAGACTTACAAGAACAACTACAGAATGCATACAAAAGAATTAAAGAGTTAGGAAAAAACAATGAGCAAACAACAAGAGAGAATTAAAATACATCTAGAAGGTATGGAGATGGAGTTAGCTTATCTTCTAGAGAATCTAGGTGACTATCACAGAGTACAGAGAAAGAATGTACAGGAGTATCTTAGTGGTAGAATTAAAACATTAAGAGATGATATTAAAGATGTTTCATTTGCTGAAGAAGTACTAGAACCTAAGAAGGAATTTACAGTTGGCAAAAAGAAAACAGGATAGCATTCCTGCCACCCTGTTTAAGTTTGGAGTATTTCTAAATGAGAAAGGTCACTTAGAAATTCAACGAGAGTATCTTCATCCTAATGATTGGCTAACGGTTATTAATGAAAACTATCCTTCCTATGAGAACAAGGAGTTGATGCACAGGTTTCTAACGTACTCTCAAGACTTAATGGATCAGGTTGAAAGAGACCTCAGTACCTACAGTCCTATGCTAAAACCAACCCACCATCGTACATAGGTCTTACTTGACCACCTTTATTAAAGACATCATCTACTTTTTCAATTTTGTTATCATCAAACATAACATAGTTAAAAGTCTTTTCAGAACCTTTAGGAGAGTCTTGGAATGGTCTACTACCTTCATCTAGATATTTAATTCCAAAGATACCTTTTTCATTTAATTGTTTTGATGTATCAAAATCAGATTGCTTTTGGTATCTTCCTAACATTTTATAGAGTTCTTGTCCTGTTGGATCACCATCTACTAAATCTCTCATATACTCTTGAAATCCCGAATCATAAACTTCATCATATAGCTCATCAAATAGTTTCTTAACTTTATCACTTTGTTTACTTAAAGGTAAATCCCAATCTAAAAAATCTTCTTCTTCAACATCTAATTTTACTCTATAAAGTTGAGCTTCTTTTCTTATAGGTGTAATACCTAATTCTTTAAAACGATTTAGGTTTTCTAGATATATAGCATTTACCTTATCCATATTAATTAATTGTTCTTCAGAATACTTAAAATTTCCAAAGTTATTTTTATTATTTGCAGGTGTTTTTAAATACTTCTCAATATTGCTAATTGCTTGTTTAAGTAGTACTTCATCAGACAAATCAGCAGCATTAGGATTATCTATAATACGGTCTGATCTCAAAGTATCCATTTCTCTACTAATACGTTTTGCTATGTTAGATACTGCATGCATACTAATCTCATATGCATATTCATCAGGATCGTTTGTCCACTTTTTTATCTCTCTAGGCTTTGGCTTTCCAACACCAAAGTGGTCGTCATGGTCTATTATACCATGCTTACCAACCTTAATCTGGGTTTTTCCTGCAAATTGATCTCTATATACTTTTCCTGTACCAAGATGTCCTGCAAAATATAACCCCTTTCCAAAAACTTGAGCACCCTCTCCTGTTCCTATTTTAGTTATGTCAAATTGATCAAACTTATGTGGAGTAGCATGCCAAGCCATAATCATAGGAATCAAATTTGGATTTGGTTTAGAAAGTAATGCTGGTGTAATATTTAAATCCATAAGACTGCCAAAAGCCTCTGGAGTTAGGACTCCAGTTTTCACTCCTCTTACAAGATCAATCAGTCCTGTACCAAACTCTCTTGCCATCGTGGGCCATGTGAGTTCCATATCGCCTACAGGCTGTCCCGTGTCTGGGTCTAACTGTCTTCGTATTGGAAGAATGTTCCCGTACCCATAGCCTTCCTCTGGCTGCATATCTAACTGTGCTTGGCTTAACGGATCTTGCCCCGAAATTTCATCTATAGGAGCATCTGGAGAGGATTCAAAAAGATATTCTCCTAAACCACCCTCTGACATATGCTGTACTATGCCACCATCGTACATAGGTTTAAATTTAGGAACTATTTTATCAGGATCAAATACAACAATTTCTTGCATTGTGTTAGTTTCATCATTTACTAAAACAATAGAATCATATCCTTGCTTTCGTGCTCTAGATTTAAATTGTGTTGTAAAATCTCCTCCATGCTCTTCATTATTACGTTCTGCCATCTCATAAGCTTTTTCTTTAGAAACACCCAGTTCTTCAAAAACTCTTGCTGGTGTGTAATCGTGAAATCTTCCTTTGATACGAACTATTAAAGGATTTTCAATATTAGCTTTTATAGGATGAATATTTCCTCCTTCTCCTTCTGCATATATTCCTGCATATTCTGTATCGGGAGTTGCATAAACTCCTTGTCCAAGAACACCTACTTTACTTGCTTTAAGTTTTCCACCTATTAATTTTGTAGCCGTAGTTGCATGATACAAATCTAAGTTTCTAACATACTCTGCATTTATTTCTTCTGTTGGTCCTGTTTCTATTTGCTTATTTGGCAACTCTAGAAGAGACGTTGGTTCTGCTTCTATAGCAACTTCTTCTTCATGCAGAAGACCTAAATAATGTTGAAATTCACTCCATAACTCTTCTACTCCATATTCATCCTGATCAATACCAGTATCAAGTACATCGTTCACCATATCCCCAAGAGCTTTCCAATATTCCAGATCATAGTGCTCTAAACCAAAAAGCTCATATGCTGGTGTGTTCTTTAAATAGTCTACAGCAGCAGTCTTTGTTTCTTGAGGAATAAGATCAAGTACCTGTGATGCTATACCTAGAGGATTAGTATACTTTCTTGCTTTAAGAATAGTTCCTACAATTCTAGGTAACTTACTCTCTAAACTTTTAGGTACAGGTAGAGTAGGTTTTGTTGTTATGGGAAGCTGTTGTTCTGTTACGGGAAGTTGTTCTATTACTGTACTTGAACTTGGACGTTCTATAATATCTGGTATATTTTCTGCTCTTTGTCTTAAATCAATAGCTTTATCTTCAAGAGGATCACCACCATCCTGCATGTAAACTAACCCACCATCGTACATGGTCTGTGGTTCAGCCAGAAATTCTTTTAGTGTAATCACTCTACAATCCTTGTTACAACCATACGTCCGAACTTATCTTTCTCTACATAAACTTTTCTCTTCTCACAAGAGTATCTTGTATTAGATACCTTAGAATCTTTCCATCCATTTCTCTTCAGTGTTCTCTTCATGGAAAGACAACCTGACATTCCCATTTCTTTCCACTGACCATTTACATCATAGTGTCCCATAAACTCTATAGCAGAGCCTTTAAGATATAGTATAAGTATGAACATAGTTTCTATCATACTAGTGCTCTCCTTTACCGTTAGCCTTTATTCGATAAACTTCATCTTTTAATTTATCAAGTTTAAGTTCTAAAGAAGTAATTCTTTTTTCATAGAACTCTAATGTCAAGGCTTGCTGCTGATCAAAAGGTGCTTTACCTTGTTCAAGATTAGTAGCAAGCTTTTCAAATTCTGAAGACAAATGCTCAATTAACATAAACTGTTCACTGTCAGCAGGAAGAGAACCTAGTTCTCCTCTAGGCCATTTAATACGAAACTCAGTATTTTTTTCCAGATCAGATTGAACTAGTATCTGTTGAGTTTCTATTATATTTAATCTTTCCTGTACTCCAAACCAAGCCCACACACCTACAGCTACGGCTGATACAATAGTAATAAGATTGCGAACTGGCATCGCAAATCTTGTGTTATCATTTAACTCTGTAGCATTCTTTACCATTAATGAAATACAAGCCTATCTTGAAGGTGTACATATCTATCTGTTATATCTTGATGACATAAACCTTTTATATCAAGTATAATAGAGGGTATGTTGTCTCTCCAATAATCCATAAACTTATCAAAATAAGGATACTCTGGAGGTACGTCATGCCCTTCATAGTTAAACTCTTGAATTAAGTGTGGAAGGTCAGGAGTTTTGTATAATATTGTTACTAGTACTATACTCTGGGATATATCAGTAATGATCGCCATTTGTTTTACCAGCATCCTTTATCTGTTCTTTAAGTTCTTCAACCTGATCATGTCTGGTCTTCTTTCTTATAGCTCTTTCCAGACCATAGGCTGCTCTTACAGTTTCATCATGCTCAATAAAATTCATTTCCAATACTCTTACTCTATCAATAAGACGTATTGTCATGATACGAAGTTCTTCTAATCTCTTTCCTAATAAATCTCTAGTATCCCTTGTCTCCTCATCAAGTTCCTCTTTAAGAATATCAATAGCTTTAACAATGTCCTGATGTTCATTATTAAGTTCTTCTTTAAAGCTTCCTGTGATCCATCTTATGAGCCACCATAGAGCATATCCTGCTGCTGCTGCTGTAAGAACAGGTATACCAACAGTTTCAAACAGTTTAACAAACTGTGAGACAGACATCATTTATTTAGCTGCACTGGACCCAAAGTAAAAGCTGACAATAGCTGCTAGTGTGTGCAGATACATAGGAGCAAGTGCCACTCCCTCTATTGCTTTCCACTCTACGTTATCTGGTGACTGCCAGATAAAGGGAATTGAAAAACCACCTTCCTTGACATGAGATACAATAACTGGTACATCAAGAAATGGTGCAATGAAAGGTATTACTACAATACATCCTACACAAGTGAGAGCTATAATTCTACGAGTCCAAGCAAAGTGCCTGTCCTTCATTCCATGCTCTCTAGTCTCCTGTAGTACCTTGTGACGAGCATTAAGAGCACTTAGCATAAGCTTGTGCTGCTCTGCCTTGGCTTTGACGATGCCTCCTATAAGGGTTGTTGTAAAGCCCATTATAGAGCCGCCTAAAAGTGTTGTTACTAGTTCCATGTTAGCTCCTTATAATCCGGGGTTAGGTGTTGTTTGAGGAAGGAAGTTTACTGGTGGGGCTACTCCTGCACTAAAAGGACTACTTGTTCCAAAACCTCCTAAAGCACCCGGAGATAAACCAGTAGATGTATCAAAGAAATCCCTTGTTCCTTGAGGAGTTGCACCAAGTGGTTTATTATCAAATGGATTACTTATTCTTTTACCAATATCTTTTCCAAAAGCCTCTAAGTTTGCTGGATCACCAAATGATTGTGGAGTAACATTACCTATATTAAGTCTATCAGATACTCTGGCTCGTTGTGTACTAGGAGGAGCAGCTAAATTAGAAAAAGCTAT